ATCGAACTACCAAGTGGGGACGGGAGAGCCTACGTTGTGCAAGTTCCTGCGCGATCTTGGGCGGCAGTCTCTGGGGCCGTGTGACTACCTGCCAACGCAATCCAATGCGAACGGCACGGTAACCTTTACCGACGCAGACGGGACGACAACCACAGACCCCGGCCTTGAGTGCTGTGAATCCTTCGGCCTGTTCTATGACGAGGACAGCAGCACCTGCCGCTGGCAAAACCCAGACTCCGACGAAGGCGGTGATGTACCCGACACACCCACGGACGCACAAGACCCCATACCCAACACGAACGGAGACACGCCCGGCCCGGTGACTCCGGTAGGGACGAGCACCACCAGCGTCGACCCCGGAAGCGGATCCGTAACGGTGACCGATAAGTTCAGCGTATCGACGGAGACGACAGGAGCCACACCCACGGACGCCACTCCACCACTGGGCGCAGATATCAAGGTCGACGAGAACACCATCGCAAGCGGCACGGTGAAGGTATCCTCGACTACGGTGGGCGGTACTGCGGGGACGGCGTTTACCTCGAAGTTTGAGACGTGGCGCTTCTTAGCTAATGGCCGAGATAGCTCCGTGACGTTCACCAAGACGAGCGGGACCACACTGACCAGCGGAAGCCCTGGGACGCGTGGCCTCTCGGCTACCCTAACGGGGGGCGTGATGACGTTCCAAGTCACGGGGACGGCGGACAAGATTCTGAACTGGAATCTGGAGGTGGATATGGTCCGCTTGTACGCCACCAACGAAGTCGAATTCCGGGACGCACTCTTGACGGAGGCGGGCGGACGCATTGCGGGCGTGAACGATCGGGTCATCTTGCAAGAATGAAAGACTACCTCGACGGGATAGGTAAAGCCGTGCCGCGCGTGTTGACGATAGCGGCAGAATACGAGCTGCGCGGGACACCCGATTCGCTCCAGTTATATGGTTACTATGAGTGGGGCGCCTCGTCATGGTGGCGGAAAGTCCTCCAAGGAATAAGGAATGGCGCAGGATTACGAAATCAACGTAAAAGTAACAGGGGTCGACCAGGTCAAGACTGAGGTCGATGGGCTGACGGACTCCATGGATTCAGCCGGCGATGCTGGGAATGCCGCATTTGGTCAGCTAAACGGGTTGCTCGGTGGGATGCCGAGCAAGTTCAAGGGGGCTATTACTGGCATCCGGGGCATGGTGCGAGGTATGAGGACTTTACGCGGTGCGATTATTTCCACAGGCGTGGGTGCGCTGGTCGTCGCTTTGGGTTCTCTCGTTGCGTACTTCCAAAACACGGAGCGAGGGTCGCAAGAGCTGCGCGTGGCTATGGCCACCCTAGGCGGCGTCATGGACGCCCTGATGGATAAGGTCATACACCTTGGGGAGTTCTTGGTTCAGCTGTTCATCAATCCACAACAAGCAATTGAGGGCTTCGGCAATATGCTGAAAGTATACGTCCTGGACCAAGTAGAAAGCATCATCGACGGGCTTGGACTTCTTGGGGAGGCCATAGCCCTGCTCTTCGAGTCGGAATTTAGCGCGGCGGCAGAAACAGCAAAAAGGGGATTTGGTCAGATTGCAGACGGTGCCTTGGGTCTGTTACCTGCTACCGCGCCCGCCATGATATTTCGTGACGCGGTGATAGACATGGCTCCGGCCATTTACGAGGCCGCCCAAGCCAGTCAAGTATTGGCGCAACGCTCGAACGAGCTGAGAGTAAGTCAACGCAAGCTGGCCGTAGATTTTGCGGAGGGCAGAAAGGAGATCAAGCGATACAACCTGATTGCCGAGGACACGACCAAAACCTTTGACGAAAGAATCGACGCCGCACAAAGGGCCATCGACATCGAGAAGGGATTGATGGCCCAGCGCCTCAAGAATGCGCAAGAGGAGCTACGCATCCACAACGAGCAAATGGCGCTCTCCGAAAGCACGGAGGCGGACTTTGACAAACGCAAAGATTTGCAGGTGGCTTTGTTGAATATGCAAACGGAATCGTTTGAGATGCAGACGACGCTTAACAACAAGCTGAACACACTGGAACAAGGTCGGACGGCAGAAATAGAAGCGGCAGAGAAAGCCCGCACCGATGCGTTACAGAAGGGATTGGACGAGCGCCAAAAGCTGGAGGACCAAGCCGCAAAAGACAAAGCCGCATTTACCGCCAAAGTAGAAGCGGCACAGACGCAACTACAAACCGAAGCGCGCGCCGGAACGTTCTCCATTCTAAAGAGCTTAACAGAGGCTTCAGAGAAAGACACCGAAGAGAGCGCGAAGAAAGCCTTTAACAGAAACAAGGCTATCAGTATCGCCGAGACGCTGGTAAATACATACATGGCCGCGCAGAAAGCCTACGCCTCCCAAATCATCCCCCTCGACCCGACAAGCGTTATCCGCGCACAGATTGCCGCAGGTATTGCCGTCGCTTCAGGTCTGGCAAAAGTGGCCGCCATTAAGAGCACCCAGTTCACCGGTGGCGGAGGAGGTAGCGCCGCAGGGGGTGGAGGTATCCCACAGGGCGGCGGAGTTGATTCCGTCGGTGTCGATGTGGGTTCTCTCGTTCCCAATCAGCAGGGGGCCACACCGGAACCCGTCCGCGCATATGTAGTAGAGAACGAGATTAGCAACAAGCAAGCCTTGAACAGAGAGCTACAAATTCAGACCACGCTATGAGGACAGTCGAGCTATTGATTGATGAGGACCAGGAGGACTTCGGAGTGGAGGCCATCAGCCTCGTGAAGTTCCCCGCCATCGAAGAGAACTTCGTGTTCTTCAACCGCGACAACCGCTTCACCCTCGCCCGCGTAGACGAAGACAAGAAGCTCCTGATCGGTCCGGCCTTGATTCCGGAGAAGATGATTCCGCGATATGACGACGTCAACGAGGAGGAGTTCGAGGTGTACTTCTCCCAGGAGACGGTAGAGAAAGCGGCGGAGCTCTTCATGCAGCAGAAGCGCAACGACGAGTATACCGTTGAGCACCAAGCCAAGGTCAACGGCCTCTCCATTTTTGAGAGCTGGATTGTCTCCGATGTGGACCGCGACAAGTCAAGAGTCTATGGCTACGACGTACCCAAGGGAACATGGATGGTGTCGGTACGTGTCCACAACGAAGACGTATGGGCCGATGTCAAGGACAAGAAATATCGCGGCTTTTCCATCGAGGGCTACTTCGTCGACAAGCTGATTCAGATGGAGGACGTCACCATCGAGACCATCGCCCAGGCCGTGCGCGAAGTATTGGAGCCCGCCGCATACCTTGACGGAAAGCCACTCTTTGCCACTGTGTTAGAAGCTGAGTTGATGGCCGAGGCGCTGGGGTGTAGTGGTCACCACCTCCACGAGATCAACGGGACGCGAATGTTTATGCCATGCGCCACCCACGAGGAACTCGACCCCCTCGTCACAAACAAGTAAAACCGCGTTATATAACCCCATAGATACCCCAACTATGTCAGTAATTGAAAAACTCAAGGAGGCCGTCCGAAGCGTCGTAGACGAGCGGGCCGAGCTCTACAA